AAACGACCTTGACTGGTCATACAAGTCCCATTACGAGCGATACGAGTCGGCAAGACACAATCAAACATATCCACTCCACGAATCACCCCATCAATCAAGCTATCTGGCGCTCCCACACCCATCAAATAGCGAGGTTTATTTTCGGGCAACAATTTGGTTGTAAAGTCCAAGACCGCATTCATCTCCTCGTGGGTTTCTCCCACTGCCAAACCACCGATAGAGTAGCCTGGGAAATCCATGCTGACAAGATCATGAGCTGATTGGCGACGCAGGTCTTCAAATCCTGCCCCTTGCACAATCCCAAATAATCCTTGATCATGCGGACGACGATGAGCCTTCAAACCACGCTCAGCCCAACGGCTGGTACGCTCGATTGATTTCTTAACGTAGTCGTAAGGTTGATAAAACTGAGGACATTCGTCAAAGGACATCATGATGTCTGAACCCAGATTATTTTGGATAGAGATAGCCTTTTCTGGAGACAGGAACATCTTAGAACCATTGAGATGGTTTTTAAAGGTTACTCCTTCTTCTGTGATATTGCGGCTATCTGCTAAGGAATAGACCTGGAAACCACCACTATCTGTCAAGATAGGCTGATCCCAATTCATGAACTTGTGAAGACCACCAGCGCGTGCGATGAGTTCATCTCCAGGGCGAAGCCAGAGATGATAGGTGTTTGATAGGATAATTCCCGAACCCATCTCCTTCAATTCTTCAGGCGACTGAGTTTTGACAGTGGCTTGTGTCCCAACTGGCATAAACATAGGTGTTGGGAAGGTACCGTGGGGAGTGATAATTTCGCCCAGACGAGCTCCTGTGTGTTTTTCTTTCTTAATCAAACGATATTTGATTGGTGAATCTGACATTTTTTACCTCCGAAGCTGGGAAAAACAGTCCCAGTTCATACTTTATGCCCAAGGGCATACTGTATGATTTTATCAAAAAAAGCTGGAACTGTCACGAACTATGGTATAAAGAATTTGTGTTTACGAATACTTTCCGTTACTTGTCAATAGTTGAGTTTTTGCTTATTTTTCTTTAAAATCATTTTCATTAATTGCTATCATTTTTTTAAATCGTATTCATCTTCGTATTCATTTTCATACTCATATTTGCCCGTATAGTTGAGAAGGTTTCAATTTACTTCTAATAGTTTACAAAAGGATCAGTGACTAATTTCACTGTTTTTATTTTTGACAAAACCACTACTCCTCCAAGTAGATGATTTTACGCATTTGAAATGCGTTTATTAGATTTACATTTCTTGGATTTTAAATCCAACCTTTTCAGACCAAACAAAAAAACCGCAAGCCTGAGCCTGCGGTAGATAAACATTTTAGAAAAGTTTTCCTTTCATTTTATTTTTTAAGATTATTTAGTCGTAATCAAGCCATCTGGCTCTACTGTGAACTCTGGTTTGTCTGCCATTGTTCCATCTGCCTTGATGTAGTACCATCCTTGACCTGCTCTGACGAATTCATTAGATACCATATTCCCGTCCTTGCTGTCGAGATAGTACCAAATGTCCTTGTACTTGACCCAACCTGTCTTTATAGCACCTTCTGCGTCAAAATAGTACCACTTGCCAGCAATTTTCTTCCAACCTGTAGCCATTTCTCCTGATTGGTCAAACCAGTACCAGTTGCCGTCTGAGTGCATCTTCCAGCGGTCTGCAAGCATGTAGCCTGAACCGTCGAAGTAATACCAGGTTCCGTTGATTTTCTCAAACTTGTCTTTTGGATAAGAGCCGTCTGAGTGTACATACCAATAGCCTGTATCATTCTTCTGCCAGCCTGTTTCGGCGCCTAGGCCGTTCTCAATATCTCGCTTAAACTGTTCACGGCTAACACCCCATTTCGCAAGATAAGGATACGGGTCAACGTGGTCGCTACTGTTATCCGGCTGGTTATTGGTACAGTATTCATGCGTTTTGATACCTGCCAAGTCGTCTGTATCAAGCGTTTTCGGCAAACCTGCTTCATCTGCTAGATTACGTAGCAATTCGATGTATAGGCGGTAGTCTGTCATGAACTCTTCTTCAGTATCATGGCTTTCAATCAGCTCAACTGCTGCATAGGTCTCAGCATTCCAACCGCCCCCAACATCCCACATTCCCTTGTTTACAGGACCTACCTGCATAACACGGCCATTTCCAACAACATGAGAAAAGAACCCAAGTCCAGGGTCCTTTCTATAATGGTAGTCCGCTTCATTTTGAGCAGTTGAGTTGCGGTTTCCTGTTGAGTGGGCGTGAACCTGACGGAAAGGCTCAAACCCAACAATCGGCAAGTCAGTGCGTAGTCTGCTTGTATCGATATCCATACTTACTCCTCACTTGGTTTCTCATAGTCTAGCGCTCGTGTGCTGTCTGTGATTCCGCTAGTCGTCGGGTCATTGACCAAACCGATAGCAGTTAAGAATACGAAGACCGCATTGACAAGCAAAATCAGCTTGTTGCCGATATCACCCAAATCCAGATGATATCCAAAGACTGCTGCACCAGCTTGCAAGACAAGCAAAAATGCTGGGATTGCAGTCAGCCAAAAGAATTTATTTTGTAGTCGTAGTTTCCAATTAATCATATGTTTTTCCTTCCTAGCGCCTTACTGCGCCCCTTTCTCATCTTCAATTAAGATGTCGTCTCTGATTTGCAACGCTTCAAAATTGTTGTACAAGTGGTCGATATAGCCATTGCCACCAAGAGCCTTATAGCTGTTGTGCATGTTTTCGACCACGTAAAACTCATCCTTGGTAGTAAAACCACGACGAATAGCCCTGCGAATATCACGATCAAGGCGCATCCTCATGGTTACAAGGTGCGCTTCGTCGTGCAGTTTTAGCTTGGCTTGTACTTCATCAATTTTAGTGTTGCTGTCGCATGCAGTTTCTTGGACATCTTTGATTTTCCCTTTAACATCATCCAATTCAGAAATGATTTGGTCTGTTAGTTCCTTTGATTTCTTCGGCATTTTATAACCAAGCCAAGCCACAACGATTGGTGTTGCAACTGGCAAAACGTTCATGAAGAAATGCTCCGTTGATTGTAAGACGTCCATAGGCACCTCTATCCTTTAGGTTCGTACTTCCATGCTGCGCCTGTTCCGTCCATTTCAAGACGACCATTTCGGGCAAAGTCGCTGACAGGTTCGCCGTTGTAAGTGAATTCACGGTTAAGCTGAATCAAGATACGTTTACCTTCTCCGTCAACCTCAACATGAGCCGGGTCTTCAATGGTAATCAAGTCGTGCGCCATGTAGCGTTTACCAACTTCAGCAAGTGGAATCAACTCAACCAATTCCTTGTAGTTGGTTCCATAGGCGATTGTCTTGCCTGCCACAGCATTTAAAACGACCGCATGGATGATTTTCCCATAGCGGTCGGTTTCAGCTTTGTTATGCTTAACTTCTTGGTCTGTAGCCGTTTGTTTAGCCTTTGTCTCAGCCAATTCCTGTTCTGCTTCTTGAAGCTTGGCTTGTGCTTGCACGATGGCGCTCGTTGGGTCAAGCTCTGTGCGGATATGGTCTAGCACTGCTTGAACCAAGGTCGCTTCATTATCCTGTGTATGATCGCCTGGCAACTCACATTGCTCATAGCTATAGCGTCCGTTGTTTTCCATCTTGATTGCGACAACTGTTGTGTTTTCTGCGCCTTTCAAATAAGGTTTGATAGCTACTTCGTAATTCATTAGTTAGTTCCTTTCATTTTAGCTTGTGTTTCTTCAAATAACTCTTTTAGAGCTGGGTCATATTCTAGGACCTTTTTCATCGTATGCAATTCGCTTGCTGCATACAAATAAAGAGCCTCATTCTTAGCTGATACTTGCTCACTGACTGCTAACTTTTCAGTCAGCGAATCAAGTGTTAACTGATTCACTACTGCGTCCATGTTGTTATTCATGCTATTGTTTTCTCCATTTTTTCTATTTTTTGATTTAATTCTTGAATGGCCTTGATTAAGTAAGGAACTAAAGCGGTATAGTCTATATGCAGATAGCCGTCTGGATTCTCAGGATCTCGTGAGACAATTCTTGGAACGATGGTTTCAGCCTCTTGAGCTATTAGACCAATCTCCTCATGTTTCTTACTTTCTACGAAATCAAATGCAACCATTCTTAACTTGTTAATTTTATCCAAGGCTTTCACAGCTGTATCTGTGATGTTCTCTTTTAAGCGTCTGTCTGATTTTTGTTCCATCCAGTACTTCACGCTACCACTACCGACCTGATTCCACCAAACAACCGCATTCCTTCCGCCTTTGGGATTCCAACCATCACCAAAGACGTCTTTACTTCCAAGTTCTATACCATTTGAAAATACAGGAGAACGAGAAAAAGTAGTAGTCCCATAAAAGTTTGCTCTCGATGAATTCGAAAAATCCACTTGATCATAAAAACCGACTTCATTCCTACAATACATTTTCCCATCGGTATTGACGTTCCATGCTTTAGGTCCTGCATAGTTCCAATTATTTCCCCAGTTCGCCCAGAAGGCTGTCCGGACTCCGTAACCAGCACCATTCCCCATACCAACAGAGAACTGATTGACACCTGAAATCCAGCGACCGCCACCCTGGTCAAATTGACCAAGTGTAAATCCACCGATTCGGCCTTGGTAAGCTTCTAGGAATGTTGAACTAGAAACGACTGACTCGACTTTTGTCGCAAAAATGCGTTTAGAAGTTAGTTGGTTAATAAAAGCTTCATTTGCAATCATTTTCCTAATAAACGCATCATCAAATCTCACTTTATCAGCCGTGACCGCTTCAGCGTCTAATATCGCAGTCGTGACCGAACCAGATTCAAAATTGGCTGTCTTCAGCTTATCAATCATAGCTGACTTGATAACAGCATTATCAATCAAAGTATCACCAGTGATATGAGTCAACTTACCAGTAATACGGTTGTGACCGGTAGCGCCTAGGTTGATTCCTGAAATGATATCTCCTGCACTGTTGATGTTCTGAACAGACCATGAACCAGCAAGTTGACTTTGAACCGTGCGAATAGCTTCCTCTGTGTCTTCGGGAGCTTCTTTGTAGTCCGTCGCGACAGAACCTCTTTCGAATTGAACATCTGTCACATAGAGATTGATGATCTTCCCTTTTTCTCCGTAAAGCATCAAGTTCAGATTCTCGACATCGTCCGATAAAGTAAACGTAAATGTGAAACGCTTATACTTCGATGTTATTTGCGAACTCGGGATGCTTTGCCACTCTTGCCCAGCGATATTCTTGTTTTTGATATAGTGCAAGCCGATTTTTAAATTACTATTAGCACCGCCATCTTTTGAAACAAGAAGAGATACACTCACTTTCTCACCTCGAACACCATCAAATGCAAAAGATTGCTGAATCCCAAAATAATAAGCAACATCTTGAGAATCGTGATAAAAGTGTAGCCCTGGACGATTTCGATTAGCTAAAGAATGCTGGTAATTGAAATTCAAACCAAAATTAACAGATTGAAATTCAAGCCAGTTTTTTGAACCGTTCTTAAATTGACCATTTCTGATATAATTCCGGCCACCTTTTGTAGCCTTCGCAACTTCAACCTGAAACAGCTGATTGGTCATAGCCATGCGAGCAACCTTATCCGCAATTCCATTTTCAGTATTTCCTAAAATACGCTCATAAAGCTGACTGGTTTCTTTAACATGCTGGAAATCAGCTTGACTAGCCTTGTCAGAAATCATTGACGTGATGTCTGCAAATCTGCCATCTACCGCTGTTTTGTAGTTGGCAATCTGAGTGGCAATCGAACCTTTTTGTGGATTCGTGATAGCTTCGAATTTGTTCTCAATAGCTCTTACAGTTTCCTGATAAGTGACTTTGCCTACATAGTCCTTCGCAACTAGCTCACGTACAGCCGTCGCTTGTTTTGCGCTTTCCTCACGAGTATAGCGCTGCAAGGCTTCCTGTCTCTGACTGTCTTGGCTGACATAGCTTTCAACCGCTTCCAGCTTAGCAGAGAGACCTTCAGCAGTCCTCTGGAATTCAGACTTGGCAACGACAAGATCAGTCTTGCCATCCTCTGGCGCAGGACCTGCATCTATGCGAGTAGAACTTCTGGTTAATTCTACTTTACGAAAGGCTACATGACCATTCTCGTTATAACCGAGAATGATTCGCCAGAAATCAAAATTATCAGGCTTGGTCAATGCTGGTATAGTGACTTGATAAGTCTGCCAGCTAGACGTGAGGTTGAAATTGCCATACATAATTTCAGCATAACCGGAAACTGTACGATTAGCCCTTAATGATAGCCAAACACTTGAAGAGCCAGAGTAGCAAATTCCTTGAAATGAAAGTGTGTAGGTTTCGCCAAGTTCCAACTCAAGAAGAGCTGTCGAGCTTTTACCTGAAACTATACTTCCTTCTTTTGAGAAAATTTGCATTTGCTTCCAAGTATTAGTCGTACCTTTAACGTTATATTCTCCGTTTGAGATAGTCCAATCTTGGGGGCTGTTATCACCTTGAGTATAGTACCAAAGTCCTCTTGAAAAGTCGTAGTCTTCAGCATAGTTACGACTACCGACCTTCATCTTCGAAAATTCTTCTCGCAATTTCCCAGCTTCAGTTATGACCAAAGTCTTATCTGCCTTGTCCTTGGTTGCGTTCAGGATTTCTTGGCGGATAGAGCCAGCCCGCACCTCAAATTCAGCCAGACTCAACTTCTGATTCAGCTTGTTCTGCGTGTCTGTTTCAAGATTCTTCACAGACTGCCTGATGTTCTCAGCAGTCACATTTAGTGAGCTGATATCCGCTTTGGTTCTGAGACCTTCAGTCAGACCTCTCACACCAGCATCAAGCGCATCAGCGCGCTGTCTGAAGTTGGATTCGACTGCTGAGATTTGGCCGTCTGTATCTTCTGGAGCTTCTTTCGGACTTGTCGCTAAACTCCCGTTTTCCAACTGGGGCGCAAGAACATCTAAGTATTCTCCCGCATCAGCATTTACGAGATATACATAGCCAATTGATACGGTTCCAGCTTTTTTTCGCTCGCTTGAAAATGTCAAATATGTCCATTTATCATCTTTCAAGATAAAATATGGACTTATACCTGTTGCATCGTCAGGCCCCCAATAAGTTTGCAACCTAACTCTTTGCCCAACTGAACCTTTCACCCAAGCAGAAATAGTATAAGTTCCTGGCATTATTTCAAACCTGTCTTGAGCAATTCCGATTTGGTCTCTAGCGTTACTTGAGGTCAATCGTATTGCTTTATCAAATCCAGTCGCTGGACTGTTTGATACATCAATAGTCTTTGCTGTCCCAACGCCTGATGGTCTAAAGGTACCTGATGTCCACAATCCGCTGGCTAGAGCCATGCGTCTTGTTCCTCGGATATAATTCCGCCCTCCAACCTGCATACTCGCAATCTTGCTTTTCAACTCCTCGGCTGTCTGAGTGAGTTCTGACTTGCTTGCCTTACCATTGGCCAAGTTGGTCAACTCTGCAAACCTACGAGTCGTTGTCTCTTCATACGTTGCTTGCGCTGACTTCACACCAGCCAGTTCATTCTTAGTCCGGCTAAGTGCTTCAACTTGCTTGGCAATCTCAGTTTCAGCCTGTGCCTGCTTCGGCCGAATATCGTTCGCGATAGTCCGTTTCAGAGCGTCCAAGTCACCCGATAGAGACGTTTGAGCACTCGTAGCCTGCGACTTAAACGCTTCAAGTTTAGCAACAGAATCCAACCCAATCCGCTTAGCTTCCTGAGCAAGCAAGCTACTTGCGCCAGCATTTCGCAAGGCTTCCTCGGCTTTGCGCTTGGCTTCTTTCAATGGTCCATTGTCAAAGTTATTAAAGCGCTGATTGATAGTGTCAGACAGTTCTTGCTTGACTTCTTCTGCCTTGGACTTGGCAAGTTCGATACCGTCAGTGATAGCTTTCTCACGTTTGGCAAACTCAGTATCAAAAGCACGGTCAGCGTTGGCTAGCGCACGCTCCAGCATAATGTCAAATTGTGTTTCTTGCTTGTCCAAGATTGCGTTGGCTACTGCTGAAACACCGCCACCATTTCCCCCTGACTTCACTTTGTCATCAAAGGTAATGGTTAGATAAGCTCCCTGTCCATTGTTGGCCAAACAGTCATACTCATAGGCAATTGCTTTCTTATAAACGTCCACATTGTGCTTATAACTTTTCAGGTTGACTGTATCTCCCAGATGGACAGTTTGCCCATCAAGTTCATAGGCTTCAATCTTGATGGCATCTGTAGCCTTATCTATGTGTTCGTTAGTAAATTTAGCGCTAGCCCACTTTGTCAACTCCTCAACGGTCTGAATGTTATTATTTGTATAACTTCTTTCGTTGATGTAAGGGTAGGCACCAATTAAGGGACTATCAACTGTTATAGCAATCGTTGTATCTTCCTTCGCGCCCTCTGCCTTAAATGTAGATTTAGCGTGAATTCGAGTAACAACATTTTGTGAGTTTTTGGTTCGTTGATAAGATTTAAGATTTTTGTGGGTAGAGATGATAACACCTCTGTCCTCTCCTCGGTTTCGCTTGATTGAGATAGAGAAATTATCCCGAACCAACTCTCCTTCCCATGTTCCCACGATTGAGTGAGCGCCATCCATTAACACGCTGTAGAGTGTTTCTACTTCTTTCGTGTTGATGGTCCGCCTGTCCGTGATATCACTGGTAAATGAAAAATCATTGATAGGAGACTTAGCAACTTGTACCAATTGAGAAAGAGCCTGCCAACAACTCTGCTTGTTGACAGACAGAGGATTGATAGACCGCTGCATGACATCATCAGTGATATGATAAGCAGTGATTTCTAAATGATCATCATTCTCTACTGGCTTCTTGATACGGAACAACTGAGGGCCAATCACAGGAGCTGGAGCCTTTATCAACATATCTTCACGGAATAGTTGATAAATCTCAGAGTCAGTAATAGGGTAGCGAAGAGTGAGGGTAAAATCCCCGTTCATTTGTTCTTTGATGATAGCTGAGGTCGCTTCATGCAGTGGAATACCGTTCCATTTAACGTTACGAGTATCACTTTCAAGCAAATATAACATTATGCCCACCCCCAAACCGTCTCAATCTCAAGCGATTGAATACCTTGACCTAGAACAACCCCAACATTCTTCACTTTCGCTGGATCAACTGTGATAAAATCCCCTGTCCACTTAATTCTGGAACCCGTTCCGTCCAAGAAACTAGGGTTGTTAGGGTTATTTACCATGATAGCTTTTCCAGATAGTCTTTCTAAGCGGATGACCTGCCTATCTATTGTGAAACTAACCTCTGTCGTACTCTGGCCAGTTATAGTAATTGTCGGAAAAGCCAAAGCAGAACCCTTGGTTCTTAAAGTCCCACTTCTTGAAAAGGTCTGATTGTCCGTGATTTTGAAAAATTTTGTAGGATGACACTCAAATGTGACTTTGAGCGCATAGTACCCTGCACGATTTCTAACAGTCTCAGAAATCTTTACCTTGTAACACCACATCTTAGTGGTTTTGACACGTTCGCTTTCAAGCCAAAAGTTCTCTCTTGCAAATAGAGCCAGAAAACGGTTCAAGTCCTCTTCTTTTGGTTTGACTAAGTGAAGCGTGTAGGATTTCTCAACCATCCCTCTATGATGATTGGTTTGCAGGATGGCTCCACTGATTCCATCATGCTCCCATAGTTTTGTCTTACTATTGGCAATCACGATGGATGGCGCTTCTTCTACAATCACATCAAAAGGAAAAGAGGATGTTGCTACACCATCAATCACCAGTTCATTATGTTTGATCATATAAGCCCTCCTCTAAGTTGTGTTTTTCGTTGCAGTTCATCCGCAATCTTTTGAGCGACAACGTCAGCAATACGATTGATATCCATCTCTTCACTGATGTTGTTTCCGCTGATGCTGACATTGATAACAGGAGACAGACCTCCCATAGTTTGAGCAATTCCACGACCGATAGCTCCCAAGGTTCGTTCGTTCAGTGGTAAGACAGCCTCGTTCCCAGCCTCTCCACCAACCATCAGGCTATTTCCGTTTGAACCGAAAACAGTCGGCTTGGTCAAGATACCGCCCTTGGCATACCACTCTACTCCAATGCTTGGTAGACCACCACTCAGCCAATCGAGTGGATTAGCTGATCCACTAATGCTAAAATGTGGTAGAGGAATATGAGGCCATGTGAACTCAAAATTAAAGAACCCTTTGATAGCTTCAATAGCGCTACCAACTAAATCTTTGGCACCATTAATTGCATTGCCGATTGTGTCTTTAATGCCATTCCAGACGCTGCTTGCAGTTGATTGAATACTATTCCAGATATTGCTAATCGTATCTCTTATGCCGTTAAAGACACTTGAGACCGAGCTTGAAATACCATCAAATATTCCTGAAAGTGTTGTTTTAATACCTTCCCAGACGGTTGAAGCAACCGTTGAGATAGTGTTCCAGATGTTAGACAATACCTGCGCTATGCCATTAAAGATAGTCCCAATGACACTTGCAATCCCATTCCAGATTGTTTCTCCGACGCTCTTGATGGTTTCCCAAGCGCCCGACCAGTCACCAGTAAGGATCTGCATCACTGCCTTGATAATACCCAAAACAACGTTGATAGCTGTTTCAACTACCGTTTTAATCACTTCCCAAACTGTAGACGTGATAATCTGAATGGTGTTCCATCCTCCTTCTATAAGAGGACCTAGAACAGCCATAGCAGCGCTAATGATAGCGGAAATGCCATTCCATACAGTATCCGTAATGGAACGAATTAGCTCTTGGTTTTCAGTCCACCACGTTACAACAGTGCCAAAAATACTCATGATGAAGTTTGAAATTTCACCTACAACAGTATTAATGACAGATGAAATGGCCTCCCACACAACTGTGACAGCGTTGCGGAATCCTTCATTCGTTTCCCATAAGTATTTTAAAATGACAACGACCGCTGCCACTGCGGCCGCTATTGCAGCTGCTGTCCCAATGATTGGTAAGGCGGCGGCAATCATGCCTCCTATTGAAAGTTCAAGAGCTGTTGCAGCTGCTTGTAAAGTTAGGAATATCGGTGCTATAACTCCTACAGCAGTAACAACTGTCCCTAAAATGACAACAAATTCTTTAATCGGGCCAGGCAAAGTACCAAACCAATCTGCCACACCTTTTATAATGTCTCCTAAAGCTTGAAACACAGGAATCAACATTTCCAAAAGAGGTTGACCTAATGCAGCCAAGGCATTAGTTCCAGATTGTTTTAGATTCCCCATGACGTTTTCTAAGCCGTCAGATTCTCTTGCAGCTTGACCAAGTGCCCCAGAAAGTTCATTCCCGTCTTCAACCATTTGAAGCAAAGTTAATTGCTTTTGCGCTTCGCTCAAATCCTTGAATGACTTGCCGTACAGTTTATTTGCTGCCGCATTACGAGTTGTTTCTGTTGCAGATATCCCTAAAGCCGCATCGTTGGCAAAATTTCCTTTAAGAAATGATTGAAGGCTCTCAGTAACACTTTCAATAGATTTGTCATAAAAAGCAGCACCATCTGCCGCTGCCTTAGTTGCCCTAGTAGATAAATCTAAGGCTTGAGCTGTATCTAGACCAGATGTTTTTGCAAAGGAGGCCATTTGGGTGAAACTTCCTTGTAATCGTTCTGGTACAATAGACATTTCTTTCCCAATATTATTAAGAGCCTCTCTAGCTTGACCTTCCATATCCCCAAAAACTGTACTAAATTGGGCATTACTTGCTTGCATTGAAGCGGCGGCTTCGATAGCTTCTTTCCCAACGTCAACAAGTTTTTCTGAAATATCACCCAATTTCTCACTAAACTGTTGGAGTAGTTCAGCTCTTGCAACTTTAGCTATCTCCCCCAAGCTTTCTTGTGCGCTATCTGCTACAGACTTAGTCCCCTTCATCTCATTGTTGAGATTGTTAAAAGCAGTCTTAGCTTGATTCAGCTCCGCTTCCATCTTGTTAGCTTCGGCTGAGTTTTCACCATATTCTTTTTTAGTGATTTCTAACTGCTTTTCAAGGTTTTCAATTTGGCGAGCGACAATTTCAGACTGTGCACCAATCTTCTTTTCAGCCAATGCCAACTTGTCAGCTTCACTAGCGTTGGCACCCATCTGGCTTTCTTGTAGCTTAAACGAACTAACTACTTTTTCAGATTCGCTGGCAAGTAGTTTTTGCTCATTCTGCAATTCTTTCAGTTGGGTTTGGTTATTCTTGGTTGCATTCCCATTACCCTCAAGAGCTTGATTGACACTAGCTAGTTTTCCCTCATATCCTTTTAGGACATTTTGAGTCACTTCTACTTCACGCTGGAAAGCACGATACTGGTCTGCACCAATATCTCCTTTTTTAAACTGCTCCTCAACTTGAGATTGAGCTTGTCTTAAGGTTTCTAGCTTTTCCCGAGTAGTTCCGACTTGCTTCTGTAAGACTTCTTGTTTTTGAGTTAGTAAGGTAACATTCCCAGTATCAAACTTTAAAGCCTTATCAATTTGTTTCAGCTCTTTTGTTGCGTTAGCAGACTCTTGATTGACACCTTTTAACGCTTTTTGTAAGGGCTGGGTATCGCCATCAATTTCAATTTTTATCCCTTTGATATTTCCTGCCATGTTTCCTCCTTTCCTTAAAAAATAAGGAGCGCTGAGAGGATTTCTATGACCAGAACACTAGCCAACTAGAGGAACTTGTCCTCACAATCGCTCTCTCAGCACTCACTTTTTTCTCTAAAATGCATCAAAATCAGCTTGGGTGGCCTTCCGACTACCCGTTTTATTTTCGCTACGTAAATTGACATAATCTGTCTGATAATCTAACGCCATTCCAATAGAAATGTGCTTGAGATCATCAATAGATAAGCCAGTTTCCTTGCAACAAGATAGATAGGATTCTACCGTGAAGGCTTCTTCGCTTGCTGTTTCTGATGTGTCTGTTTCTTTTTTGTTTGCAGTACCGTATTCAACATTTCCATCATTAGCGGACAAACTTCATCAAGAGGAAATTCTTCCATCTCCATAAAGAAATCATCAAACGGTTTAATTTTTGGATTGCCAGATTTAGCAAACACCCAAAATAGACGATAGAAAAAGGTAATATCAAAATCTTCTAAAAGAGATAAATCGACACTTTCCGCTACCAAATCATTACCTTTTTCCAATTGGTTCAATTGAGCTACCAATTGCTTATTTTTCAAAAGTCCTAGAAGGTCCTTGAAAAAATCCTGCCCAAACTCGTTCTTGTAAGCGATTGGAGTATAGGCATTTGTTGCAAGCTCATAACGCTTATTGCTGATTTTAATACTTCGACGCATTCTTTACTCCTTACCCTAAAGATGTTGGCTCATAAACGCTAGTAAACCAAGCGTCATACACTTCTTTCTTGTCTGCAGACGTAATCGAACGTTTTACGACACTATCAAGTGGACGTGGTGAACCCTTGAAGCTAAGTTCACGTTCATTGACAGTTGTTCCACTCTTAGTACCAGAGCCGTTTGATGGACGACTAGCAGAGCAGTAGTAGATAACGTAACGAGTCTTATTTTTATCTCCTGAAAATTCAAACATAATTGCAAACGGTTTAGTTGAAGCATCGCCTTTTTCAGTCAATACTCCTGTTTGTTCGTCCTTGATTTCTCCTAGGATTTTTGTCGCAAACTCTTCCGTGATATGCGGTACTTTCAATTTTCCTTCATACCCTTCATTTGAGTTCATGAAGTGGTAGTCCACGTCGTCTGCTTGGATTGCTTTCGATTCTCCTTTTGGCTCTAACTCCAAGTTCATAGCTCCAGGGAAACGGAAAATTTGCCCGTAGCTAATGACTTTTGTCTCACCGTTGATACTTTCGATTGGTGCGATATGCACGTTTTTCAATCCATAGGTTACTGTATTTTCTGTTTTTGTCATCTTCTTCTCCTTTAGTACAAATAAACAGTATAAGGCTTGACAGATAGCCTTTCTGTTGGGATATAGCTTTCTTCTGATACCTCAAAAACAAGTTGATGTTTAGACAACAACTCTTCCAAGGATTCTTCCAAATCTTCGTCTTTACGTTCAAAGATAAGCTCTACAGTCACAGATTTAATCTGGTATTTCTGTTCGTCGTCTGCTCTCTTGATATCTGGATGTGATTCAAAGTAGATAAGGTAAGGTGTTTGAGGAACGTGTCCATTTTCAAACGCACGATAGGCTATAGGTAGATTCTCTTGACTTAGAATATCGACAAGGTCAGATAATTTCATTTTTGGATAGCCTCCTTTACTTTCCGTTCAAAGGAATTGATTAGCTTTTCTTCTACAGGTTTGATGTGAGGGATAGCACGACTGCGACCACCATTCCTTAAAACATGGCCATTTTCAAGTAGGTGTGTCAATTGATAGCCTGTAGCATTATGGATCACGTATGAGCCTTTGGCATTTTTCTTGATGCGCCATCCTCTTCCATACTTCCCTTTGTTCTTTGGGCTTGTCACCTTCAAAGTCGCAACAGCTTCATCACCTAACTCTTGTGCAATAGCGTCAATCTCATCTTCTAACTCACTAGAATACTCGCTCAGTGCCTTAGCGATTTCTGCTGATAAGTCACCTGTTAAGCTCATGGCAATTCCTCCATCAAGGTTAGCTCCAGAATTTCTAAACCAATCGGAAATGTTTTAAGAATGCGATACCGTTTCCCATTGAATTCCGCTTCTTCCTCGTTGTTATATTCAAAACTATGAATATCAAGGACAAGACTTGGTCTAAGTCCAACCTGGCTAGCCTGATAAAATTCAGAACGAGTAATGGAACGCTTGCGACACAAAATAGTCAACCGCTTTTCCTCAAATAGAGGTTGGTGCAATTTATCTAGTCCTGTTTTAACCCTTGAAATCAATGTAATCTCATTGTTCCATGCCATGACTTACCTCAATTTCAAATTATGCAATCGCCATAAAAGGTGGCGTGGCATATCCACCCCACCCTCATAGCGAAAAGCTGCAAAATCAACTACAAACATTTGGTGTTCAGCGTTCTCTGATTCAAGCGAAACTCCCAAATTATCTTCCAGTTCAGTTATGACAGCTTCAATGATTTTCTCCAAAGGCTTATCACGTAGTTCTGTTGCTATACCCAATTTTAGTTTTAGTAATTCTAATAATTGAGAATTGTCCATAACTACTCCTCATCTTCCTCTTCGGGTTCTTGAGGTTCTGGTTCTCCTTCGGAAATATCGTCATCATCGATTTTAGTTAAGAAAATAGATCCTGCACTATTTGACCCATCTAACAACTCTTGAATGAAAGTCTTGGTGCTCTTAAATCCTGATCGGGGATAAATATCCCCGATTTGATATTCATATTGTTGAGGGTCTCTCAAATCCTTAAAAGGACGGATTACTTGATAAGCCATCAGCTACCTCCTTACCCTGCTGCGTCAGTGTAAGTCACATAGAACCCTGCTGCTTCATCAACTTTCTTAACATCGAAACGGTTTGCAGTTCCTAGATATTGACCGTAGATTTTATCATCTTGCCATTTGACAGTTGTCTGAGCGCGGTCAAAGAGTGTTGCGAACTCTCCAACATCACCGATAAAGGCTTTCATTTCGCCTTTAGCATCCCCGATAATATCATCAGGATAAACATCAATTACACGACCAGCAAACTTGTAGCCAGTTGGAGATGTGATGTCTGTTTGAAGCATGTAGCGTCCATCTTTATCCTTGATTTTATCAAGCGCTGCAAACATTGATTGGGTACATACAATAGTTGCATCGTAGTACGGTTTCAATTCCACGTTGAGAATATCCTTCAAGCCGTCCAAACCAGCTGAGCTTTTAGCTGTAGCTGTCTTGAGAACCTTAGCGATCTCTTTATTCTTAGTGATACGTTCTTGGTTCTTAGCTTGTTTAGCAACTAATCCCATCACATCGTAGTCAGCATCATCAATCAATTCTTGAGATACTGGCAAATGCCCACGACGTGTCTTGATTTCGTAATTCACTTTTGTGAAGATTGGTTTAGCCAATTCAGGGTTTTCTTCCAACTCCTCAACTGTGTTCATTGTTTGGTCAGTCAATTTAATAACTGACCATTTACCACTTGCGTTCTTGACATTAACGATGTTGACCAATGAAGTCAAATCTGTCTTGTCTTGTTTCGCTTCTTTGGGCGTCATCAATTCAACAGGAATGATTGCTTCCCCTTCAGCAGATTTGAGACCATCAGCACGCACTTCTTTTGTTCGAAGGTAATGGTTGAATGCTTCACGTTGTTCCAATGTTTTTCCTCCACGTTTTTCTGTTTTGCCTGGAGTTGGTGCTTTTCGATTTTGCTCCTCGATTTCTTTTTCCAACTCATCAATTTCTTTTTCCAACTTCGCTTTTTCAGCTTCTTTTTCTTCGATTTCCTTTTGAATATCATCTACAGTCTTTTCAACTGCTGAAACTTCTTCATCAGTTTCAGCACGATCCAACTTTTCTAACTCAACAACCGAACGTTTGTTTAATTCTTCGATAGTTTCTTCCAACTCAACTACCTTAGTTGCTTTTGCTCGCATACGAGCACCAAAGATTAATGCCTTATTCATAGCTTAAATTTCTCCTTAATTTCTTTCTTGCGCTTGTCTAGCGCTTCACGATTCGCACGGCTCTGACTTTCAAAGTCTTTTTGTCGTGCGGCGATTTCCGTTTGTGGATAGGCTGGGAAAGTACATGGACTCACTTCAAAGATTTCTAGTTCTAAGACAGTATCCAGATACGAGCCGTCTTCACGTTCCTCTGTTTCGATTTTTATCGGGATAAAGCCAAAGCTACATCCGATAACATCTCCACGCTTGACACGGGCATAGGCTCCAATAGCTTGAGGGTCATCCTTGTTAATGATGATGTCTCCGAAAAGACCAACATCATCAACACCCAGTGTCAAAGTCCCGTTGCCTGTTCGACCAAGAACAAGACTATCATCATGGTTAAATAAAGCTCTGATATCAGCGTCTTTGATAGCTTTCTCAACTCCAACACGCTTAATAACTTCACAGTAGCCTGGCCACAATTCCGTCTCCTCGTCAAACTTGATGAAGTAGCCACTCAAAATCAAATCACCAGAGTCTTCTTCCCTAGTTTGAAATTGAGTGGCACGATAACTATTCCGTTTCTGCATTCTCTTCCTCACCTCCTTTCAATTTATTTTGGTCTCCTATCTTCTCTTGAGGGATATAGTTCTCAAGGACAATCAACTCTTCCATCTCGGAATCAGGAGCCATACCAAGCCAATCTCTCCACTCGTTACGACGCATCGCAGTACTGTTTGTCATTTGTTGGGCAACAGCAGACAATTCTGTAATGTTGTAAGAGAAGAGTGAGCGAGGATTTAGCTTGAAATACCGATTGCTGGATAGTAATAAGTCTCTTGTTAGAGTTTGGGTTATGGTGGTGGCGATACTCATGATGGTCGTATTTACAAAGTTGTTATACTCTGTCTTGTCGAACTCTCCCACGCCCAAAATAAAAGCAGGTACTCCTAATAGCCCTGCAACTGTTCTTTTATCTAATTCTACAGACTCATTTAAAGCGATATCCGTTAGACTAAGCGGTTTTACCTGCTGGACATCTAGCAATTCTTCTGGAATGAACCAAGGGGCACCAATCTTACTAGTTTTTAAATATTTTTCAGCAATTCTGTCGCGTCCCTCTTCTGATTCTAACTCTGCACTTGAAGAATCAACTTTAACTATCAAGCTAGGTATATTCCTACCATTCATAAAACTTTTTTTAGTCTTGGTAGCCATGTTCAAACTTTGAACCACATCTGTCAACGTCACCCTAAAACCAGTACCAATGTATGGAATATCTGGATCTGGATTGATGACGAAGTGGACTACTTCATCAGGGGAATACTCTTCACCCCTAAATGAGATCACATAGGAATCCTTATCTGTTTGGAATGAAACCTCTCTCATCGGAAACGGTCTTAGATTGGAAATATAATCCGTAACAGGATCATATTCCACATGTAGAACAGAATTTCCATCGCCATACAAAAGCAAATCGCGCACAATCTTAAAAATCCATGACTTCCTTGTCATGTGTTCACACGGATTGATGTCAATCTTTCTAGCAAGTCCGTCACGAATTCTGATATCACCTTTATCCGTGTTTTCCATCAGATGGATGGTCATATTAGAGACCAAGTCAGCAATCTTATTAACTGCTGTCACCACGTCTGGATTTCTAGCCAAAGGTACATAAGAATCCATCAAGTTTGACAATCCTAAATCTGAATGATTCAGCATGTTGATTGGTTTACTTGGTTTGTTTCGTTTCCAAATCTTTTCAAAAATACCCATGTTTCCTCACCTCCTTTCTATCCAAAGAAACTCTTGCCACCCTTACCAAGATTGGCAAGAGCCTGTATACAAGCAAAGACGCTGGCATCAAACAAGTCAATCCTTGCAGTACCACCGTCTCCGTCTAATTTTTCATATTGCACAGCGTCATCCACCTTTTCAATCGCTCTAACATTGCTCACACAGTATTCATAAGCGTCAGAATGAAGATAGTAAAATTCCTTGTTCTTGACTTTGAACTCAATCCGTCTGAACCCCTCAGATTTCAGATAGAATAACTGAGGCTGGTCAATCATCTTGAACTTAGCCTTTTTCATCTTGGCCAAAAACTCACGACCAAACTTTCTATCCATTCCCACAGCTTGGATTTTAAATCCACGCTCACGCATACTGATGAACCATTTGACGATATCGTCATAGAGAACTGTTGGAGTATTGCTCATCGTCAGCCAGCCATCAGATTGCCAGCCAAAAAGTGGAATCCCATCATCGTTAGCCTTCTTTTGAGCATTAATCCGAGGAAAGAAAGCATGTGTGATACAGATATCAACATCTTTCTCACCATCATTATAGACACCGTAGAGAGCAGCTGCTGTTAAGTCATGTAATCTTGACAAGTCCGCACCACCATACCAACGAATCGGCAAGCGTGCCAGCTCTTCTAGACTCCAATCGTAGCAACTATCCGACGCAATAAACTCATCAGGATTGAAATAAGCATTCATAGAGTTAGTGAAGATATTCAGGGTCTTATTGAAAAACTCGTTTCGAGTCTGAGGATCATTCATAGCCTGCTCTGCTTCTTCCTTGAGAGCCTTGAGCGAAACAGTGACACCCCACGACGGATTAGCCATTTTTAGAACATTCTCATCCAGATAGTCCACTACATCACCATCAGCAGATTGATTAGCCTTGCAGATGAAGATAAAAAATGAATCATCAGTGACTAATTGCTTGAGCACCTTTTGACAGTATTTCAGACGGTTAGCAAGGAATCCAGTGGGAATATCCCCAGCCGTAGAGATAACAAAAAGCATACTGTTACGGTATGCTGACATTGTTTTTTTCATAAGACCATGTTTCTTACTATTCCTCATTGTGTGAGCTTCGTCCAAGATAATAACATTCCCATTCAGAGAGTCCAGACGGCTCTCATCATTCGCTAGAGCTTGGATAAAGAAAGAACCCTCATCACCAAAATTAGCAGTAATAGAGTGTTCCTGGTTATTGTCCTTGATACGAATGTTCTTATCATTCCATCGTTCAACGTTGAATCTTAAAAAACCAAAAGCTTCCATCGCTTGCTTGACTGAGTTAGCAACGATATAGCATTTTGAACCGCTATCCGTGTCTAATATCTGGTATGCAAGAGCAATTGCAGCAGTAAATGAGGTCTTCCCATTCTTCCGAGCAAGCATGATAAGCGCTTCTTTGAACCTACGCTCATTCGTACCCTTGTAGTAAAAACCAAACAGGTTCACAACTACAAAATGTTGCCATGGTTGCAAAAGCAATGGCTTGTTACGGATAGACACCGCAAACATATCATCACCCTGCTGATGAACTATCACGTTCTCGATAAAGTGAATAACAAAGTCCACCATATCCTCATCCATCTCAAACGCTGGATTTTCTAAATCACGGAAAAAACGTTCAGCAGCAAGAATGTTCTCTTCGCAATGTTCTTCTTGGTGAGTTAAGACGTGTTGAGCGTATTCTTTCGCTTTATCAAGATTACCCATTGCCAGTCACTCGCTTCTTCTTGATTTCGTTCTTGAACTTCAGGACCTCAGTAAGAACTGAATCACCTTCTTGTTCTACTACCTCACCTAGAGATTTCGGATTCATCATCAGCTGATTAGAGTAACTGAGGATGTCTTTCCTCAAAATTTCCATCGCTGTCAAGATTGGAACTTTGCGCTCATTCTCAGCACCAGCCTTATTGACGTAGGTATCTGTCACTGGATAACCCATGTCAGCATAATCTTGAGCAAGTTTCTGATACTGATAGAGCATTCCTGCGAAAATATCAATGATCATCTCAAACTCTTTCCGATAAGTGCCCAAGTCTTTCATCTGCTTGACCACTTTCGACTTAATCGACTTTGCTGTAATTGGTTTAGCCAAAAACTACCTCCTTTCGTCAAAATCGCTTAGTTTTTACCCCCTTTTTGTTTGAAGGCCCCCGACTTGGAAAAAGTTCCCTTCACCGGTTCCCAGAGGCTTCGAAAAAATTTTTTTGAAGTGGGGGGATAAAAAATTTTTTCATTTTTTATTTTTGTTTTTGAAAAAATTTAAAAATTCTTTTTTTCTTTTCTTCTGCCAATAAATTCCATTTCCGATTATCTTATCGTTGTTGCGGTCATGGAACGTATTATGTTTGCGGTTGGTCAGCGGCAAACAATTCCAAGATACATACTCAAGTTCTGGATACTCAGATACTGGGTAAATATGATGAACCATTTCAGCTGGAACTGACTGACCATATCTTAGACTTTCTTGGCAAAGGTAATCGTGTTGTCTCATAACCTTGTCACGAAACTTGTACCACTTCCTTGTCTTCAAGCTTTGTCTAACTGGTTTGTTGTACATGATATATACTCCTTTGCAAAACAAAAGGACAGGCTTTTGACCTATCCCATCTCATACAAGAAATCTATGCTACCATAATAAACCTTTTTTTGTGAGACTTCAAGATGTCTTTTGTCTCATTTTTTATTTTAGATAATCTTTGATATAAATGATTTTGTTGTTGTCTTTGGTGTGTTTAAAAAATCTTATTGATTCTGGATGTATTTCGCTGACAACGATTGTACCTTCTATTCCCATTTCGCTCACATCGACATTTAAAGTTCCATCACCTACACTACCTAAAATTTGTTTTTTGTTTTTGTGCGATACTTTTCTAAAAATAAAATTCGAGATCATCTTTAGTATTTTTTATCATAGCTTTACCTCCTCGGACTATACCAATTCTGCCCCTCACTTTCACATATCTTATATTTTGTTAAACTCACTCTAAATCTCAAACCCTTATCAATCATAGGTTTTAAAGCGTTTCGTTTTTTCAGTTTATGCTTAACTCATTATGTGAAGGTAATATCTAAAAAAATTAAATGACAAAGTTCCGTAGTGCATCATCAAGCTCTGCTTGTTCTATTCCTATGTATCTCAATGTGATTGCAGGTGATGAATGATTGAACATCTTCTGTAATGTTCCTACGTCCTTTGTCTTGTTGTAATATTTATAGCCGAATGTTTTTCGCATTGTATGCGTACCAACATTATCAATGCCTAGTTCTTCAGCTGCTTCATGAATGATTTGATAGGCTCGCTCACGAGTGATCGCTTTATTCTGACCTTGCCTACTCTTGAATAGAAAATGATGAAATGGCTTGCCTTCGACATATCTCCTCATCTCTTTCTTAAGTTCTTTTGTCATCCGTCTGGTTATCTGCTTGCCAGTCTTCCGTTCTCTCAGTTTGATGTGCCATCCTTGAACATCTTTAACTTTCAAGGTAAGTATATCTCCGACTCGCAAGCCAGTATTCAGGCCTGTAATAAATAACATATAATACATATCATTCCACTCTCTGAGATAATCTTTCATTTTCTGAATGTCGTCGTTATCTTTTATCGGCGATACAAATTCCATATTCTACCTCCTTTCCCAAAACAAAAAGCCAGCATTTGCTGACTCTTGACGATACTTCTGTTGGACAACTTTTCTGACTAGAATTAAGGATGACTCCTAAAGTGTGATGTGTGTTTTTGTTTCAGAAGTTCATGCTATCATAATAACCCCTTTTTTGTGAGAATTCAAGATGTCTTTTGTCTCAATCTTATTTACAACTCACCTTTCAGCATAGCGTACTGTTCTAAGATAATCCTTCTACGTCGATAGATTGTAGCTTTACTCATGAATTTCTGGTCCGCTATTTCTTCCCATCTCAGTTGAGGATATCTCCAGCGTAGATTAAAAATATCCTTATCTTCATCAACTAGATTGCACAAGAGTTTGTTGATAATCCCTTTAAATCCTTCAAGAAATTTTAAAGTCGGATCATCCGCGATTCTGATTGCGATAGTTTCGGTAGGTTTGCTTATTCCTACAGTAGGCCCACTTTGGGCGTCTGGGTTTCTGGTTTCTAATTCTAGCCTTCTTAAGTCTATTGTGCGTTGAATGTTTTGAAATTTGAAAAGTTCTCTGTCTAATATTTTGAGTTCTTCGTCGCTCAATTTTTTCAATTTCCACCTCCAAGTTTTTTAAAAATGTAAACAAGTTATCAAATATTTGAGAGAAAGCCTTGCGAATATTAGAAACCGCTTGATTAATCGTTTTAGCTATAAATTCAATTTCTTCAGGACTTAATTTCCGTAGCTGTTTGCCTAATTCTTCTTGTTTTTCTTGTATCTGCCGTTTAGCTATCTTCTTCTTGATTCTTTTGTTCATTGGGTCTTATTTCCTTTCTGAATCTCAATTCCAAAAAACGTGCAGATGTCTTCTTTTGCGTGTTTAGAGATACTACTGCCTGCTTCCCACTTGGCTATCGTATCTCTGCGATACCCTAATTTAATAGCCAAATCACTTTGAGTCAATCCCAACTCGCATCGCTTTCTTTTTAGCATTTCGGCAAAAGGATTTGTCTTTTTTCTCAAAAACATACGAGGGTCAAGATTCAATTTTTCGCAAATAACAAACATATCTCCATCTTGCGGTTGTGCTTTTCCGTTTTCCCAATGGTAAATCGCTTCTGGGGTGACTCCAAAGATTTCAGCAGCCTCAACTTTCTTTAGACCTTTAGATTTTCGCCACAATCTCATTTGATTACCGAATTTATTATCACTCATTCTCCATCTCCTCAATCAGCCAGTCAAGGTTCTTTCTGGCTTTCTTCAGGTCTTCAAGACCGTTTTTATTTTGGTGTCTTAGCAGGTATTTCAAACTGTTGCCTAGATAGAACCCTTTCATCTGCTCATCTGTCATGAAATTCCTCAAAGCATCGATAGATTCCATACCATATCTGCCTTGGTAGTGGCTTGGGTTGTTTATATTGTCATTCATGTTAATTCCTCCCGTAATGTCTACTTGCTCCATGTAAATAATAAGTGCCGTCTTTGCGCTTGTTCACGTAATACGTATACTGCCCATCTGGACTAGCGTAGGAAATCTGCTGCTCTCCTCCCCAACAACCATTGGAAACCATCATGTGGCAATTCTCCATAATCCATTCTACGTCAGGCATCTAGTAACTCCTTGTTTTCGTATACGTTGCCGATGATTTCAAACGGATATGTGTTAGCTTCAACCAATTCAGCTAAGGGCTCCTCTTCATTGTATTTTTCCGATCTAAACATAAACAAAGCATGTTTTTCGTCCCAAAATATTTTCACATTTATCACTTCATCATCAGTTTTGAATGCTAAAATATCCCCCTCAAAGATTTCCTTGCCGTTCTTATCCTTGAGTCCTGTTGATTGCATGAGGTCAATGTTTTTAAAGCCAACAAATCTTAGTACGTTATCATCATCTACATATTCAGCTTCTCTAGCATCGAAGTATAATCCATCAACAATATGTAATTGTGATGTAATTCTATTCCACAGCCTAAATTTCGGTATCATAACATCACCTCATCCCCAACTCTGACCTTGTCATACACATCCTTCGTAACCACGAACACCCCGTAATCACGAATGGTCAGCGTGTATAGCTTGCCGTGCCGTCCTTTGTCAACGACTTTACCGAATACCTCAGCGCCTGCGTTATCCGTTCGATAGATAACCATCGGCTTCTTCTCTTCCAAATCTCGAATCCTGTCCATCTGCCAGATGTTCAATCCAGCAGATAGCAAAATCCAGATAGCTATGAATCGTTTCAATCTGTTACCTCTCTTCCATGAACTTTGGAATATTACCATGGAATTCCTCGTATAACCAATACTTTCTACAACATTCTTCGTAATCATAAGTTCTGTTGACTTTAAGTTTTTGTTTGAGTGTTTTTTTATACTTCTTTGGACATGGAAGGAAAAAATCTTCATGAACAGAATACCAAGCTACAAAATATCGACAAGAATATTTGTAATGTTTCCTTTTTTGTCTAAGGTTCATCACTCCACCTCCTCAATCTCAATTCCTTCACAATCAAACACCCAGCCGAAACCAGCTTCTTCTAGTTCTTTGCGAGTGAATTTTGTAGCGTAAAGATTGTTTTCCTCTGGATATGAAATCATAAACTCGCTTGTCCCTTTCAAGCGGTTCAAATATCCCATTCTCTCAGCTATTTTTTTTAATCTCACCTGATATAGTTTCTCTTTCTCGACTGTGTAGCCTAAAATCCAAGCTCTAGCAAATGTTTCTTGATTTTCTGAGTTGTCAACCCAACTATTGACTCCAGCCGGCGTGTATAAAAGAGATTTAAGCAAACTCTTTTCTTCGTTTTTACACTTCTCAAGCCAATCCGCAACAAACTGCGGAATCACTGGTTTGTTCAATTCTTGTCGAATCTTATCAGCATCTTTCAATTGATTACCAACCCATGCTCCCTCAAGTTTTCCTTGTTCGTAACCACTGCGATATTTCATTAAACCATAGTCATCCCCTAATTCTTTGAGGATGTCATTAAGCCATCTTGTCTGCGTTGTTGGATCAAACCCTCTAATTCGACCAATAACATCTTTTAATTTAAATGGCAATGGTTCTGGCTCGTCCAAAGACCGTAAGTCTTTCAAAACCAAATCAACCGAGGTCATTTTCTTCTTGCTAGCTTTAAATTTTTCATAGCGTTCAATTAGTCCCTGTATGTTCATCACTCCACCTCCTTAACTTCAATCCCTGGACAAGAGCAGACCCATTCGAACCCCGCTTCTTCTAGATCTCGGTATGTGAATTTAGTTCTAAACGGATGCCACTCACCACACCAAAAAAATTTATTATCTTTCTCACACAATATCTGAGTGTGGCCTTTGTGGTTGCTCGTATTTGGCATAGAAACCAAATACCGCTTCTCTTCCTCGACCTCGTAGCCGTCAAGCCAAGCTCTAGCAAATATTTCTTGCCGTCTTGCTTCATCTTCACAAAGCCACAAATTCACTTTCTCTGGTGAGTTTTCTAACGCATAATGTAGAGTACGTACATAAAATTTTGAGATATCAATATAATCCGCCACAACCTGCGTAACTTTGACTTTTTCTGGTTCGTCTAGTTGTTTCAAGTCTCTTAGAACGGTTTTTAGAATAGTTTTTCCGCTAACAATACTTACAACACATTCAACCGCTTCGTACTTCTTAATCAATGCCTTAATATTCATCTTAGTTTCCTCCATAAATCAAATAAACTGCAATAACTACCTGAGCCATGCCTAGCGAATAGCCAATCCAATCATCAAACTCCTTAGATTTTGGCAACCAACCCTTAGTAGCTCCCAAATCATAGTCTGTAGGTTTTTCATCGGCGAAGATACATTCCATCGCTCCCATAAATGTCATACCATCTTCTGCCATTTCCCAAAAATAGTCCGCTCGGTCTTTCACTGCTTGTGGTAAATCTTGCTTGGGAGGTTTGGGCTTCCCGTCTTCTACCGACCAGTTGTATACTGCATTAACTTTTTGCTTTAATTCTTCCATCATCTTCCAACTCCTCCACTTTTTTCCTCGTTTTATCCTGTTTATAAAAATCCAGCTCTTGCCCCTCATGGCTCAAAGACACAAGAGCTAGCAAATTCTTTATACGTCATTCGTCCAAGTCTGACGCATATTCTAGCTCGCTTTTAACGTGGTTCGCGGCACGTTGATTTTGTTGCTAAGTAATAGCAATCTACAGCACCATAATCAAAACGTACATCGTCTTTTCCGATATATTTTTTGAATTTTGGTCTGGTAATACCTGAGAAAGCCCATTGGTGGTCTTCCATCTGCTCAATGAGATCATCGACATTGTCAAACCTCCCAAGGAAAAACTTGCAGTGCCCGTTATAGACGAAGTAAAGATTTAACATCAATACCTCCTAAAATAACTTCAACTGCTTCTCATAAGCATCAAGTCTCTGTTGAGCGAGGTTGAAAATATTTTTATCAATCTCGCATCCAACATAGTCAAATCCTAGCTCTCCGCAAGCAATCAAGCTACTTGCTGAACCGACGTGAGTATCAAGTATTTTATCGCCTTCTTTTGCGTAAGTTTGCAATAACCAAAGGTAAAGGTTGACTGGTTTTTGTGTCGGATGGATTCTAACCTCATTCAATGCCTTATTTCCTTGTTGTATATGACCTTCAGATATTGACTTGCCTTGCATCATACCATTCCACATGTAACGAAACAGCCGTGTACTATCATGTAAGCTGCAGTATGCTATCTCACAATCTGAAAAACTTGAATGACCATTAACTTTGTCCCAAACGATACGGCCAGAACCAAAAGAATAGTCGAAGTAGTTCACACCCCAAATAATTTGATTTTTAGATACCCTGAAAAGTTCATCAAAATAATCTCTGTTTGGAATTTGCCACTCTGATGTTTTGCCATATAGTCTATTGACACCAATCGGACTAACTTTTCGACCATAGTATTCTCTTTTTTCTGGACCAGAAAAATAAGGTGGATCAACAATAGCTAGGTCAAAGTAATCATCAGGATATTGTTTCATGATATCCATACAGTCACCGTTTAAGAATTTCATCATCACTCCACCTCAACAGGGTAAAAGTTCCCAAAGGACCCCCTCAAAGCCTTTCCAACCTGTAAGGCTGCCGACCGAGAAATAAACCGCATGGCTTTCTTCTCCTCTGAACATGAAATGTCCAAGCCAGTCACACTGATAATTGCGGACATCAGAAAGGGCTTGTCCTCTCTTGTACCATGTTTTAAAATAAACATCAGCCACCTCCGTTCTAAAAATATTGCTTCCGCTTGTTTGTCAAGTCGTTGAAAACCATCAAATGATCTTTATCCACACCCTTCATCAGTCTGGACATAAAGGGTCTGCCATATCTTTTCTGAATATCAGCAGAAGTCAAATTTGTGGTAATGATTGTATTTGAACGCTTGTTCAGGATATTGTAGAGAATAGTAAACGACCATTCGCTATCCTTTTCCATGCCCAAATCATCCAAAACCAAGAACTTAGCACTCGCAATTTTATTGACCAGAAACTCTTCCTGACTAAAATCAGCTTTAATCTTCATCAGCAAGTCCGTCACATTGATAAATATAGCAATCTCTTTCGTGTACTCAGATAGAGCCTTAACCATAGCAAAAGCCAAATGGCTCTTACCTGTTCCAGCTTCTCCTTGTAACACGATGTTGTTCCTAGCACCCTCAGACCACTCACGACAAATCCTCTTTGCAAAAGCTAGCTTTTCCGCTTCTTTTTCAGTGGGTGTCTCAAAATTGTCCAAAGTAGCATTTTTCAAAACCTCATCATAAAGAGAAAACTTCTCAAGATAGTATTTCCTCTCTCGTTCATTCTCAGCGTCGGCCAGTTCATTCACTCTTGCTTGATTTTCTTCATGGATCCGTTCAGATTCACACATACGACATACAACACTCTCAGTCCTCAATATCTTTATCAAAGGAATGTTATGCTTTTCGCAAAACTCATCTTGTTGTTCTGTATTCCTGTGATAAGATAAGGCAATTTCCTCAAACACATTGTCTACCATGACAAACGACCTCCGCATTCATGCCAGCTAGCCATTTCTGATAAGCAGGCAATCACTTGATGAATTGGCTGGTTTGCTAAAAGAGTTTTCTTCTCGTAGCTTAACGGATAGTAGTCTATCTCGAATTGCTCAATCAGTTCTAGTACCCCCACTCGTCCTTAGCCTCCTGTTCTTCTTTCTTATCCTTGTTTTTCTTTTCGGATTGGCGAACCTGCTCAACTGTCGTGACATTGTTCATCTGCCAATTTCTTAAAATACCACCTATGTATTTGATATTAGGCTTTCCTGAGTTTATTGCAGTCTTCAGCGCTTCCTTTACCAAATCGGCATCATTCTCATTTAGTAGATGGTTGATTTCTTCAATTTCAAATCCAGATAAGAGTCTACGAAACTCAGATTGAAAAAGTTCTAAGATATTTTCTTCACTACCACTACTAGTAGTAGTAGTTATTCTTTTCTTATTCTTATCTTCCTCTAATCTATTCTTATTCTTATCTTCCTCTTCTTCTAGTGCGTTACCGTCCGTTACTGTAACGTTACCTGTAACGTTACCAAGAGCAAGATTTTTCTGTTTTTTACGGTATTTGGCTACACGGTTACGTGTCTGTTCCTTGATTTTCTCCATTCCGTCAACATTTTGATGTTTTTCCCAATTTGGCAGGCTAATGATTCCATCGATAATCTCAATCATCCCGAACTGTTCAAAGACTCCAATAGCCATTCTTACTGTATTCAATGGTCTACGAAAAATAGTAGCTAACATTTCATCTGTATAGTGAACCTTATCAGTCATCATCAGCAAACCATTACTGTTATGTTTTCCAGCAAGTGTCAAAATCTTGAACCATATCACTAAGATGGCATCAGGATCAGGCAAGGCATCAATCAGGCAAATCTTTTCATCGTCAAAAATATCCGTTGTGATTTTTATCCACTTGATTTCAGACATAGCGAGCCCCCCACTTCCTACGATTCGCACGGTACTTCATCCGCATATCCTCATAGATGTACCTACCCTCTAGGGCCATCTTCTCAACCTTTAACGGCTTATTTTCAGAGACCACATCACGATAGTCCTTGGCTAGTTTTTCATAGTCAGCCAGGTATTCTTTGATAAGTGATATTTTCCTATTCTCGTCCTCTAAATATATTTCAAAATCAGACTTCTCTTCATCAGACGACATCATTTCAATATTCACTCTCTCATGCCACAACAGCCATTCAATCAATTCTTCCATTTCCTGACCTCCTCACTTCAAGCTGTGCATTTTAGGCTCTGGCAATGCCAATGGCTCCGGACGTAAACCTTCAGGCGGTTCGTTGTCATAGGTGAAACCAGGAAACGGACGACGGATATTATTGCGAATTTCTTGCCATTTGTCCTCTCTACCACGTTCGTATGCATGGTTTCGCCCTTGGATAATCATAGATGCAAATTCTTGCTCTTCTCGTCTTTCTTCTTCCTTGCGTTTTTCCTGCAATTTGATATGACGATATGCTCCTGCAAATCCAATCAGCAAGGCTCCAACCCCCATCAGCTGGTCTAAAATCGGTGGTTCAAACATTTTTATCTCCTTATGCTCTTAATTTTCGTACTTCTTTTTCTAATTCCAAAATCTCATAAACATCATTGACATCATACATAATATCTTTCCCTTGCTTACGAAATTTCAAGCCTTTACGTTCTAGCTTCTTAATATAGGCATGAGTGAAGCCAAACTTCTTCATCAAGGCTTGTTGATTGATTGGCATACGATCATTCTCTAACTGCTCCTTGACTTGCTTTTCAGCAAAGGCCAGTAATTGGTTTGTGAATAATTCAGCACTTTCGCCGTCCAATCGTAATTGTAGCGTTATACCTTCCATTTTTTACATCCTCTCAACTATGCGGGCAAGCATTTTTGTGATATAATGGTTTTAATAATTTAAGTGTGCGCCTGACTTCTGTTAGGTGCTTTTTGTTTATACAATATTACTTTCCATCGCCCTGAGTTCTATCTCATGGCTGACTTGTCTAAATAGCTTTTCACACGCTATTTTAGCTTCTCTATACGTTATAGATTCGCTGATGAAATAATCAGCAAGTTCAATGATTTTATCTTCCATTCAACCTCCTATATCAGCCTCAAGACTGATGTAATATCCTCCTAAATTGCTATAACAATCTTGACTAGGACCTCTCACCGTTTTAGTCAAAATTCAAATAGAAAGGAGGAAGTTTTATATGGCAAAACTTACTAAAGAAGATGTTTTACAAGTTTCTCAAGAAATTATCAACGACGCTATTCCTGTTATCGAAGATATGTTGGATGAAGTATTCCAAGAATATCCTATCGATATAGAAGTTAGAAAAGCCATTCTTAATAGCACTCTTGCTGTTTATAAACTCAGCACAGAAACCACGGTTTCGTTGCTAACAGAACTTGTAAACGCTCAAGAAAACTAGTATTTCTTAATAATCTTTGCACCAACTCAGGGTCTGCCTTTACAAAGGTGGACTCTTTTTTTCTACTATACGGATATCGTCTTGGTCTCATTTTCTTCCTCCCTAAGCTTGACTAAAAGCGTTCAGCTCCATAATCTTCATCTTGGTATTTGTGCTTGGCTCCCACGTCATCCAGTAGGCCAATGCGGCTTCTGCAAACTTCTTCGGTAGCAGGTCATAGCGACTGATATTGAAGTGGTCTTTAAAATCAATCTCAGCTTGTCTAAATACCGACTGAGCAAAAATCTTATCCGCATAAGCTGGACTATCAATACCACCTAAGCAAGCCACAACCCTAGCCTTACGCTTCTTCAGGAGCGATTTAGCATAGCTTGGATGAATCGGTTGCTCGCTCTTAAGGTAGTCGATATCTTCCAGCATGGTCGCCTGTTGCTCACGCAATTTCTTTTGCCCAGTAAACAGAGCGATGAAGGCATCCTCATCCAAATCCTCACGTATAAATCCGCCCTGCTTACGAATAGCTGGCAAGACCTCTGAAGTCACCCAGCGCTTGAACTCCTTAGCTTGAGGCAACTTGCTGGATAAGATAAGAGAGTAGAGACCAGATTCGTTGATGATCAACATATCCTGTGTTCCACCACTAGTAGGGATGCCCTGTTTTAGGGCGTCCTCTTCATCAACGTGAAGAGCAATCGCATTTCTAGCCTTGCTATATCCTAGGATGTCTGCGACATCTTTCCCGACGAACCAAGGCTCGTCATCAATTGTCAAAGTACGGACTTCCTGCCCGTGAAAATTAAAAATTTCGTTCATAATATTCCTTTCTAAATTTGGTATAATAAAAATAAAAACAAGGGGTGAATAATCGTGTATGTACCTATAAAACCAACTGGAGATTTCTCAACCAATTTCACACTTAGTGATTCCTGTAAAATCTGTAAAAATATTACTTGTCCAACAGTTGTGAACGAAACAACTCAGAGTATAGATAACGATCACTATCGATTTTGCGCAACTCGCTATTGTCAACAATGTAACCATTATTTTGTTGATGAAATCGAAGTTACAATAACCGTTGATAGTTTCGCAAATATTGATTATCAATACGATATATTAGATGTAAAGCCAGAACTACCTAGCGACATCCCAATATCAAAAGAATTAGCAAACCTATCACCTTTAGGTAAAGAAATTTATACTCAAGCACTTAAAGCTGAACAAGAAAAACTTGATCATATAGCTGGTATCGGTTTCCGCAAATCCTTAGAATTTTTCGTAAAGGACTTTGTTATCTCTTTTGAATTAGAAAATAAAGATAAAGTTGCTAAAATGCCACTGAAACAAGTTATTGATAACTATATTGACAATCAAAATCTGAAAACATTTGCGACTGCAACTGTTTATATAGGTAACGATGAAACCCACTATACTAAAAAACATAGTGATAAGGATCTTCAAGATTTGAAAAAATTCCTTCATGGATTCTTGCACTATATGGAAATGCAACTTAATCTTTTGGATGCTTATCAGCTTCTTGATAGGTGAGCATAGCATTCTCGATTTTATCCAACTTCTCAGCAATATATGTCACGGTCCTCAATATCTCGTTGAGGGCTGTTCTTTCTAGTTCGTTCATAGTCTTCTCCTCTAGCAACTAATTGTTATGATTAGGTGTTTTTTGTTGCATAGCACGTTTTCTGATAGCTTTCCCCAAACAATCAGCTAGTTGAATCATGCTTGAAATCTTGCTTCCCTTGATACAAGAAACAGCACCTAAAGCTTCATAGTAGGTCTCTGTGTGTGCCAAAACATCATCTACCATATTTTCAAAATGTTTCTCAATGATTTCTTTGATGAGATCATTATCTTGTCTCGCATTGTTCATCTTCCCCTATTCCTTTCTATAAATTGTAGAGTTTGTGGATTACTCCTGTGCCTTCTTCAAAATCATTTCGTAAATCTGATTTTGCTTTTCAAGGATATCTGGATGTTCAGTTAAAAGTTTAGCGATTGTTAAAGCCTGATTAAAGTTCAAAATGAACTTTATTTTTTGATCTTTGGTAAATCCTTCCACTATCGGACCAAATGAATTGTCTATACTAGCTAGTATTTCTTCATCCAAAACGACTTTTACTGATAATAAATCAATGCCCATCTTTCTACTCCAGCACCTTACTGCCGACTACCAATCGTTTAACGACAACGTCTATCTCCTTAAATTCGGCATTCTCTGCACAGTAGCGGACGCTCTCGCTGATGATGTGACAAATAGATACACCGTACTCGTTCGCCAGCTCCGTAGCAATTTCCCAGGCATCTTTATCAATCCGTGTTACTTTTTGCGCTGCGTTGTTCATATCCTATTCTCCTAACTCAACCCAAGTTTCGTCAATTCCTAAAACGTCACAAACTCGGTTTTTTAATTTATCGCTGCCTTTACCATATTTCAATAATTCTGAAATAGTAGGTTTCTTCACTCCACAAGCACGAGCAAGGTGTGTTTGTGTCATTCCTTCTGAATTCAGTTTATCCTTAACTAACTGAATCCATTTTTTATGTTGTTGGCTCATATATTTTCCTTTCTAGATTTGGTATAATAAAGATAATAAAACGATTGGAGAAATCTTATGAATAATTTTAGTTTTATAGAAACACTTGCGATCGCTGCCATACCTGCCTTGGTTTCTGGTATATGGTCTTACATCGCTGCTAAAGGAAACAGCAAGCATGAAATTGATAAAATCAACATCGCACACTCACAAGAGCTTGAAAATATCGAAAATCAATTTAAACAAGATATGGACAAAATGCAAAAGCAACACTCACAAGAGCTTGATTCGCTGAAACAAACTCACGAATTAAGATTACTTGAACTTGAAAAAGTATCTCAACTAGACACTCAAACAGACCAAAATTTAAAGATAAATGACCTAATTTTTAAAGCTATTTCAGGAGAAATATCTGCAGATGTAGCAATAAAAAATATAAGCACTCTTAGTCAATTCGCGAACAAGCAACAACCTTCCAATCTTCAAAAACAATTTGTGAAAAAATTATCCAAGAAAAATCATAAATGATAATCTTTCTTGATACGCTCTATCTCAGAATCAAACCACACTTTGTGGTTTTTAATTTTCTTTTTCAGATGATGTTTACCAGCTAAGTAAGCAATTAAATTCGTAATAAAACTAGCAATCATTGATATGCCTAATATCGTAAGAAAAGATTCATTCATCTTTCTTCTCCTCTCTATTCCTTCTCATCTTTTTTTTAAAACTTTCAAAAGTATTGACATCCCGTTAACTAATCCAGCTAGATACCCTCGTCCATAATCAGTAGTTAAGAATTTCAATAATTCTTTCAGGTCTTCTTCCTTCATCCCTGACCTCCTTTTAAAAAATTATCTAAAAAGTTAGCGAATTTCTTGACAAAAAACAATCTATAGTTTAGAATTTAATCATAGAGAAAAGACCTACTAAAAGTAAGGTTCTACCTAGAAAACGGACGCCAATCAGTTTCATTAGGCTTTATTTTTTTAGTTGTCTTGTTCGCTAACTCTTTAGCTTACAAATAATATTCTAAACTATAGATTGCGTTTTGTCAACAGATTTACAATCAAAAGTTTAAATATTTTTTGTCATGCCTTAGAAAGGTTGATAAATCAATGTTTTCTTTATTCGAAAAAATAAAAGAACTTTGCCAAAATCGTGGAATTTCTATAAATTCTCTTGAAGAAACATTAGGATATAGTAGAAATACAATCTATAGTATGAAAAACAAAAAACCAAATGCTGAACGTCTTCAAGAAATTGCTGACTACTTCAACGTGTCCACAGATTATTTACTTGGTCGCACGGATAATCCTGCTATTGCTGGTGATTCAAAAGAGTACACTTGGCAAGGGAAGACCCTAAATGTTGAAGAAATGGCATCTAATGTCATGATGTTTGGCGGCCGAGAATTAACAGATGAAAAGAAGAAAATCATCCAGTCTATCATTGAAGGTTATCTCAAAGAAGCTGGTGATTAGAGGTACTGTTTAGTGACTGAAAAAGAAATTATAAGTCATTTTCAGATTCGTATTATCGATTTTGATGGAGATTTGATGCCTGACGAACTTGGATTTTACGAAAAAGAAACCAATACAGCTTTCCTGTCGAGTAAACTCAGCAAAAAAGAGAGAGTTAAGGTGCTTCTACACGAACTCGGACACAAAGACCACACACGCTCAGAGTACCAGAACGCTCGCCTACGCTGTGAAAACGAAGCTGATAGGAATATGATCCATCATCTCGTAAAAGATGCACTAGAAAGCTTAGATGACCCCACAGAATTTGATTACCTCAAATTCATGTCCTACTATGATCTAAAAACTATGACGAATGAAGTCATGGTTAAAGAGGAATACTTTGCATTGATGGAGTGAAAGGAGACTCCTATGTCTTACTCATATGTTGCTTTAGATGTTGAAACTGCGAATGACTTTCGCGGTAGTGTTTGTTCTATCGGATTAGTAAAATTTAAAGATGGAAATATTGTTGATACTTTTTACACTTTAATCAATCCAGAAGAAGAGTTTGATGATTTCAATATTTTCATCCATGGCATTACACCTGAAGATGTTCTTGATTCACCTACATTCCCAGAGGTGAGAAAGGCGATTGTTGATTTTATTGGTTCTGATATAGTTGTAGCCCACTTTGCACAGTTTGATATGGGTGCTCTTAAAGATGTATACCAAAAATACGAGCTGGATTTTGATAATATAGAATATATTTGTTCGTATCGATTAGCCAAGGTCGCTCTCCCTGGACAATTGAATTACAAACTAAAAAGACTAGCTAAAAATTTGAATATTGAGCTAGACCACCACAACGCTTTATCAGATGCACGAGCAAGCGGATTGATTTTAGAATACTTACTATCTACAAATTCATTTTCCGACCTCAACGCTTTTTTAAAAGAATATAGATACAATAAAACCGGCTTACTTGGTCAGTATGGATTTAAAAGAAAAAAAGGTTATCAATACAAGGAAAACCTTATCTATCAGCCAACAGAAGAAGAAAAAGCAGCAATGAACCCAGACCATTATTTTTACGGTTTATACTTTTGCTTTACTGGAAAACTCGAGCGAATGACTAGAAAAGAAGCTAACAAAGCTGCTGCGTTAGTTGGTGGTATTCCTGAAAAAGGAGTGACCAAACACACTAATATCTTAGTTGTAGGGGAGCAAGATTGGAGAGTTGTCGGCACAGATGGGTTAAGTAGTAAAATGAAAAAAGCACAAACCTTGTTAGAAAAAGGTCAAGATATTGAAATCATGACAGAAAATGATTTTATAAGATTACTTGAGGAATAGTGTAAAATTATTTGTTAAACGAACGGAGGAAATATTATGGCATTATTTGGTGGAAAAGATAAAATTTCAAAAAAAGATACTCAAAAACAAAAATATTATGCTGATGCTATCCCATATTTTGAAGAAAATGACATGATTCATATTCTTGAAAAATATCCTGAGCAAGCTGCATACATTGGAAATGTACTAAGTAGCAAAACTATCGCTTTAGCAAATGCAAGCGGTCCGGGTGCGTTTGAAAAAGTTCAAATACAACAAAATCAGATTATCATTCAACAAAATGAAGAGATAATCTCCTTGTTACAAGAACTTAAAAAATAAAAAAATCCCCACACTCGCAAAGTTTGGCGACTCTGAGTGTGAGGATTCAACTTTCCATCAAGCAAGCAATGGAAAGGATGATAAAAAAATACAACTATAGTTTATCATAAGTTCTACACCTTTTCAACTATGCGGGCAAGCAATCGAAAAGAAAGGACTTTTTATGATAAAAAAATATATTACAAAAAAAGGAGAGACTAGATATCTCTTTCAAACATACCTGGGCATAGACCCTGCTACTGGAAAAGAAAAGCGTACAACACGCCGTGGTTTTAAAACCATTAAAGAAGCTAAAGCAGCCGAACGTGACCTACTCTTAGATGTTGAAGAAAATGGTTTTTCAAACAATGAAGATTTCCAAAACCCTACTTTTGCTGAAGTCGCTGATTTGTGGCTTGATAGCTATAAAAGCACTGTAAAACCAACAACATATCAGAACGTTAAGAAAAAACTTAATGTTATGATTGACTCATATTTTACAGATATGAAGATTCAGCAGATCAGTGTAGCTTATTGTCAAAAAGTTGCTATCCAGTTAAGTAAACGCTATATCCTCTATGCCAATTACTACTCTGTCATCAGCCGTATTTTCAAGTATGCCACTTCTATTGACATTATTAAGTCAAATCCCTTAGATAAGATTATCAAGCCTAAAAATAGGCCATTAAAGGGCAAAGAAAACTACTATACAAAACAGGAACTAACCGAGTTTCTTAAAGTTTACAAAGCAAATTGTAAACCAGTAGACTACACTTTTTTCCACTTACTCGCTTTTTCAGGATTGAGAACTGGAGAAGCTATCGGACTCATGTGGTCAGATGTTGACTTTGAAAATAAATTGTTAAGTATTTCTCGAACAGCTGTCGTAATTGGTGACAAACAAACTGTTCATGACCCTAAAACCAAAAGGAGTACGAGGGTTATCACCTTAGATGATGAAACTCTGAATGTATTGAAACTCTGGAAACGTCAGCAAATAAAAGAATATTTCCAGGCTGGTGTGCCTTATAAACATGATTCGAATTATATTTTTACGAACAATGGCGGGGGATGGCTTTTAGCTGCAACTATGAAAGTGAAACTTTTAAGATTCTTTCGTAAACACAATAATCTTAAAAAAATTTCGCCTCACGGGTTTAGACATACACACGCTTCTCTCCTATTTGAAGCTGGTGTTACAGCCAAAATTATCTCGGACAGATTAGGTCATAACAATGTTCAAACTACTCTTGATATGTATACCCACATCAACGATAATCAACGTGTTGAAGTCGTTAATCAGCTCATGGATTTCATCCGCTCCAGCTAAAAGTAGTGTCGTATTCAATTTCGTATTCACTTTTACTTAACACGCTAGAAACCCACTGATTTCAAACGATTAGCAAGCTATGTACTATTTATGGTATAATGAAAGAATGAAATACCCAAAAATTGATTTAAAAACCGTTCGTCTGCAGGCTAGACAATTTCAATCTGAAAATCCCCGCCTCTTTCTCGTCTATCTCTTACCTAGCATGCTGGTCATTTTGTCTGGCTTCCTCAATCCCTTAGAGCGTATCAACGAGTCTATTTTAGAACAATCCTTTTTAAGCGTGTTTGGCCATGTATTCCAAGCCTACCTCTTTCCACTATTAGTCTCCTTTATCGGGACAATTCTCCTGACCAGTTCAGTCTATACAACGCTGAAACTCATCAAGAATCCAGATACAGAACTATCCGTCAAAAATAGTCTGGCTCTATTTGACGAAAAGCACTTCTCACAAACCTTTTTGACTCTCCTTCTGAAACGCTTCTATCTCTTCTTATGGAGTATTCCTAGTTTACTCGGGATTTACTTTCTCTTTTACAGTAGCTTTTTAGCTAAAAAATTCGTTGTCCTTCATCCTGAATTTCCCAATCTGGATCTCACGTCAATTGAAACCGAGCGTTTCCTCATGACCTTTGGTCTTTACGTTCTAGCAAGTATCCTCTTGATGGTTGTAGGAAATAGTCTCTATATTCCACAATACTATGCTTATTCACAGGTAGAATTTCTCCTCTGTGACACCCTAGACTTGGGCCAAGCTAAACCAGGGCAAATCCTTAAAACCAGCCGCTTCCTGATGAAAGGCTACAAATTTCAGCGCTTTGTCCTAGACTTACAACTCCTTCCTTGGTATTTCCTCAATTGGATTACCTTTGGAATTGCTAGTTTCTCACTCCTACCCTACATTCAAATCAATAAAATAATTTTTTACCGAGCAGTACTGGCTCGAAAACGTCCAAAAGCTTGAAGGTGGCCCCTCAAGCTTTTTTCTATCAATGAGTTTCTCCGCCTACCAACTTGAGGTCCTGATCTCCATGTTCGATAATGGCGCCGATTGCCGCTTCTATCCCTCGCCTAATATCCACTAAACTCATAGCTGGAGTAGTCGGTCGATTCACCACCTGTTCCATCATATAAGGAATGTGCATAAAACCTGCCTTAACATGTGGAAATTTCTTTTCTACCAAATAGAGAGCCTGATACATCAAATGATTGCAGACAAAAGTCCCTGCCGTATTGGAAACAGAGGCCGGCAATCCCTCTTTTTTTATAGCTTGAACCATCGCTTTAATCGGCAAACTACTAAAGTAGGCCGAAGCTCCATCTGCTCGAATGGGAAGGTCAATTGGTTGATTACCATCATTATCAGGAATGCGTGCATCGTCTTGATTAATAGCCACTCGCTCAGGTGTCAAGCTAGACCTTCCACCAGCTTGGCCAATACAAAGGACAAAGTCAGGTCGATAACGACTCATCTCTTCTTCCAATACTTGGGCCGATTTGTGAAAGACTGTCGGCACTTCTAGCCAAC